TGCCCAAGTTCCAGACGTATCGCCAGTAATGGTGATGGTCTTGAACTCCCAAGTGTTAGCGGCAGAAATTGTGTAAGAGAAAGCGTAGAAACGATTGTTCGCTTCATTCTGTACGTTGCCGCCAAACGTGCCTGTCAGAGAAGAGCGAACCCAAAACGACAACGTGACGGTTTTGGCGTTTGCAGTGCCCCAATCCATGTCGGCAAAGTTGTAGCCCTCTACGCGCTGTTGGAGTAGGAAGTAGTCGCCAGATGCAACCGAGTAGGCAGACAGCGATGTACAGCCGAGGTAGTTGCTGAAACTAGCGGGCGGGGTGACTGAGCCAGCGTTTTGCTGATAGCTCAACTTATTCGTAGTGCTGTTTTCGGCAGCCCAGCGATCTACCAAATACTGTGGGTTTACCGTAGGCGTCACACTCGCCCCAGCATTGCGCTGGTCGATGGCCATGTTGCCGTTGATGATGCGGTTGCGAAAGCCCATCGAGTTGGGCGGGCTGGCGACCCCGGAGAAGACAGCATTGCTGCCGCCGCTGGCGTCTTGGTAGGTGTTTGCTTTTACGAGAGACATTGAACCTCCAATTAGCGGAACACCGCGACGTTGACGCCCTGCACATCGAGGGCGGTTTTAGATTGGCTGACAAAAATCGGAACTGCCCCGGTTGTCTGGGCAAGGTACGCCGCAGAAGCGTTGGTCTGCGGAGACAAGGTTGGAGGATTACTGCTACCAGAGTTGTCACCAGAGGCAGCCCCAACCACACTGTAGTTAGCGTCTGGCATGGGCACGGAAAAATTGATGTAGTAAAAACCGGCACCTGCATCCGTGACGCTGGCCACACCCCCGCTGGCGCGAATGGTACTGCGGATGATTGATACGTTGCCGCTGGTGGTGCCCGACGTTCCATGGGTAACGGTGAACGTGTTGGCGTCGGGGACCGTGACCACGGTAAAAATTCCGTCGGCAGCCGTACCAGTAGTGAAGTCGAGGTTGACCACGTTCCCAACAGCTTGGCCGTGGTTAGTGGCCGTCACCGTCACCGTTGTGCCCGAACGGGCGTAAGTACCGGCGAGGTTGGAGTTTGCCGTGCCGTTGAAGTTGACCCATGCACGGCAGCCGTAAGCCACAGCCGCAGAACCGTAGCCAGAGTTAAACGACAAGTTGCCGCTGAAAGAGCCCGTGGTGCCGGAGAGGGCCCCACCGGAAGTTAGAAACGTCCCGGTCTCATCCGGCAGCGTCAGGGTCTGGTTGCTGTTGCTGTTGGGCGAGGCAATCGTGAAGATGCCCGTGCCCGAGGCGTTGCCTTGGATTTTTACTTGGCTCATTGTGCGGCTCCTTCAAGCGCGGCGATGCGGGCGGTCAGGGAGGTGATGAGGGCTTGCTGTTCTTGGATGGCAGCGGTCAGCGTGGCGATCAAGAAGCTGGTGTCGATGCTCTGCGCCTTGATGCTGCCGTCTTCGTTGACTGCATCCTTCTCGCCAACCACCGCTTGCGGGCAAACTTCGGCAAGCTCGTGTGCGATAAAGCCCTCGCCAGCGGAACCGTCTGACTTCCATTTGTAGGTGCAAGGCTTGAGTGCGGCCACTTTGACGAGTGCTCCGGTGATCGGCGCAACATCTTCTTTCAATCGGTAATCGGAGGATGTTCCGTACGTCACGCCGGTGGTGCCGTTTTGAGTAATCGACCCGATCTGCGTTGCACTGCGTCTAAAAGTGGCAAACTCAAACCCGTTAGAACCGGCAGAGTTACCTGCTGAGAATCCGCCCAATGGGTAAATAGCAAACCCCGGGTTGGGGGTTGTACTCGTCGTCCCCACCAGCAGGTTCCCGCTGGAGTCGATGCGGGCGCGTTCGGTGGCGGCAGTCAAGAACGTCAGCGCGTTGGCTGCATCAGTAGCCATCCGCACAGAGCCATCAACCACATCATCAGAGCCAACAAAATTGAGCCAGCCGTTGGAGTTGACGCCATCAGTGCGTTTGACAGTCATGCCGCCGGGGTTGGTGTTAAAGCGCGTAACCTCCCCCGAGCTATCAATCCGCACGACCTCCGTACCACCTTCAGCAAAAGCGATGGTGTCAGCGGCGGGGAAGAACATCCCGGTGTTGGAGTCGCCGCCCGCAAGTGAGGGCGTAGATGCGCTGCCGTCAGGCCCGGTAATTCCGGTGGTTCCGCTAATCGTTACTGGCATTTCAATTCCTTCCTTAGACCACAGTCCATACCGCGCCGGACGACACCGTCACCGTCACACCGCTGTCCACCGTGATGGGGCCAAACGTACCGGCGTTCTTGTTGCCGGGGATGGTGTAGTTGTTGGTCACCGTCTGGTCGTTTTCAAAAAATACTTGGTTGGCACCGCCACCGGTAGCGCCGCCGCCACCGCCAGCCACCTTGACGAAGTCACCTACGCCCGAGTCCCACGCAGCCAGCACCGAGTCCCCAGCAGCCACCGCAATACCGGTCGTCGGAGAACCGGGGCCACCCTTGAGCGACAGGGTGCTGTCGCTGTTGTTGATGACGACGTAGGTCTTGCTCTGCTTGGGGGCGTAAACAACCCGCGCAGTTCCCGGCGTGCCAGTGGCGATCAGGATAGCGGTTCGAGCTTCGTTGGCGGCACCACCAGCGGTAGTAGACAGCGTCCAGTCCCCAGCAGTCACGCTGGCCGTAGAGGTCGAGGCGATCGAATCTTCGATCAGTTGGGTCAACTGGTTGTTGACCGCCGTGCCCCAAGTGTTGGTCAACTCCCCGGTAACGGGCTGCACGAATCCAAGCAGCGAGGTATATGCGGATGGCATTTAAGGCTCCTTCGTGTCGATATTGCGCCAGCCAGCGTCAGCCGAGGTTGAAACATTTTGCCACGAGGAGGGCCCAGTGTCATCAATTACGGTCCATGCGGCGTTCTGGGTATCGACAATCAATTCCCATTTCAGGCGGGCCATGATCTGGTCCGCCGCGTTTACGTTCTCTTGGATCAGGGCAGCAAAGGCTGCGATGACCGCAAAGGCGTCTTGTGCCGTAGCCGACTCATCAACCGAGGCCGCAAAAGCCGTGTTAGTCGCCACAGAATCCTGCCCCGCAGCCGACTCCGAGATCAAAGCTCCCAAAGACAGGGTCGTAGCTGCCGCGTCAGCCGCCTGCGCATTCTCCAGCACCGCGCCAAAGAAGGTGAAGCTGGACGCCGTGGCGTCAATCCCCGCCGCAGATTCAGCAATCTGGGTGGAATACACCGGCACGGAAGACACAGTCTCGGACCCCGTCGCGCTCTCGGCAATCTGGGTGGAGTACGTGGGCACACTGCTGGTGGTGTCGGTTCCCGTCACAGTCTCCGCAACACGTGCGGAGAAAGTTGCTGCACTGGACATTGCGTCGGTGCCGCTGGCACCCTCGTCCACGACCCCGAACACGGCATGCTGCGTGAATGTGAAGTCCACACCTTCGGCGGTCTCGGAAATCTGGGAGGTGAGTACCGCGCCAGCCAAAACAGCATCGCTGCCCGTGGCAGTCTCGGAAACGCTGACGGCGTAGTTCGGGACGGAAGAAACCGTGTCCGTGCCCGTGGCGGTTTCGTTGATGTCCCCCAAGAAGGTCGCCAGCGCCGACACTGTGTCAGTGCCTACAGCCGACTCATCAATAACGCTGCCAAACGTGGCAGCGGAGGCAACCGCGTCAGAACCTGTCGCAGACTCAGAAACTGCTGTACCAAAAGTGATGCGCGCCGTAGTCGCGTCCGAACCTGTGGCTGACTCACTGACCGAGGCCGGAACGGACAAGTTGGCAACCTGCACGTCCTGCGCCGTGGCGCTCTCGATAACCGCAGCCGTGAACACGTTCCCCGCCAGCGCGGAGAAGGCGGTTGTAGAGAACGCGTAGAAGCCGAACATTAGACGACCGTCCACACGGAGCCGGAGGGCACCGTCACCGTCACACCCGAAGCCAACGTAATCGGACCCCCACTGATGGCGTTATGCCCATCGTTGATGGTTGAAGACACCGTTATGGTTGCCTCGTTCTCGATGTACCCCATGCCACCAATCACGGCGCGCACAGCGGGGTAGTCGCAGAACACGTCCTTGGTGCCAGCGGAGAAGTTGACGAGCGAGCCGGAGTTGCTGGAGGCCAGCACGGTGTTACGGGCAAGCGTGGTGCCCGAAGCCGTATACGTGCCAATCCCCACCTCCCACTCGGCGGTGCCCTGACCGGCAATCGTGTAGTACGTGGTGTTGCCGTTGCCGATTGCCGCGAAGGTTTGAAACCCCGTGACGGCTCCTGCCAGCGTCACCGTACCGGTGCCGGTCGTAGTTGTTGTCTCGCGGACTCGATCCGCAAGGACGAAGGCCATATCAGGCCCCCGTCAGTTGGTCTTCGTCAAACCAGCGTTGTTGCGTGACCCCGTTGGCATCCGTCCACTCCACGAGGTACTGGATGATGCCGCTGTCGTCCATGCGCAGAGCCAGCACGGGGCCTTGCGGCACCACACTGGTCAGCTTCACAACGTCGCCCTTCTTGAACGCGGTGGCCATGTCGGCTCCTTATGCAGCGTCGAGGCTGAAGGTGTAGGTCACAGTCAGCGTATCACCGTTGACCACCGAACGATCACCGGGGGACTGGAAGTCCGAGGCGGAGAACAGGATGCCCGTCGAACCGCCTTTGGTGTTATCGCTGGTCAGGAACGCGCCGCCCACGGTGGTCGTGCCGTTGATGCTGTAGGTCGCGGGGGAAGCGCTGTTGGTGATAACAGACGGATCAGCCGTGGAGGCCGCAGCAAACGTAGCAGCGGGGCGAGTGGATTGGCTGTATGCCGTGACTTCCGTCCAGCCAGCGTGCGAAGACATGGTGTCCGAAGCGTTCGGGGTGTTAGACGCACCCGCGCCATACAAACCGATGTACCACGCAGCGGTGTAGCCACTACCGGTGAAGTACTTGTCGTTCATGTCCTTGAGACCGACGTTAACCACGAGGTTGTGTTTCTCGGCAGACCACTTCAGGTTGCCTTCGCTGTCGTGGCACTGGACGGTGAACACGCCACCCGCTTTGACTTTTTCGTTGAACATGGTCGCTCCTTATGCGATTCTGATGATTGCCGAAGTGTTGGTGGCAGCGGGGAACTGCACCGTGAAAGTTGTCGTCGAGGTCTTGTCCGCGCCAAAGTCCAGCACGCACACTGCGCCATCGGTCCCGGGCTTGTAGATCAACGCACCGCGCGCCGTGAACGCCCCTGACCACGACACGTTTGAAAACGAGATGTATGCGGTAGTGCCGCCAAGCACGGGTGTCGTGCTCACAGTCAGCAATTCACCACCAGCGGTATACCCCGCCGCAACAACTTCACCCGCAGTGGTGTACTCGGTGGTGTCCACGCCCAACGACGCAGCGTTGGTGTACAGCGCGATGTAGAAGGTGTCCGAATCGAAGTCGAAGTCGCCCTTCATCAAGCCGAGCTTGAATACACTACAAGTGGCGTTGCCGGTAAAAGCCATCAGGCAACCCCGTTATTCTGCGGCAGCGGTGCCACCCGGAACTGCCCACTGCGGTACGCATCACTGCGCTCCAGACCGTCACCCAGACGCTTGGCCATATTCAGCGCTTCGGCATACCGCTGCGCATACAGCGCCATCATGTCGGTCTCGCCCTTCATGTAGGTGTACGCCTCGACCAGCGAGCCATACAGCAGCACCGAGTCAAAGTTGTCGCCCAGCCAAGTCTGCCCGTCCGCTGCCACCGTGATGGACTCGGGGTAGAAGAAGTAGTGAAGCTCTACGGTATAAGAGGCGTCGGGCGTAGGGCCCAGAATAAAGCTCAGTTCATCCGTCAGCATGGGGTTTACGCCGCCCGTAGTCGTCGGGCCAAACAGCGCGTAGTACTTGGGGATGCCAGTACTGGCCGGGCTCGGATATGCCTGCCGAATGAAGTTCACATCCTTGTTGAGCAAGTACTCGTATTCGCCCGCGCCGTCGATGACAGCCATCGAATACACCGACAAGAAGTCGGCGGGGGCGGACAAGTATTTGTTGGAGGTTGTGGTGCTGCCCGTTACGTTTTTGCGCAGCGACGGAAACTGCACCGAGTTGTAGATGCGCTGCTCGGCCTGCTTGATGAACGTATTGATGATCGACGGGGTGGTCCCGTAATCAAACGTGTTCTCAGTGTAGTCCTGAATCGCAGTGACCAACTCGGCGTAGTTCATTCAGTACCTCAAGCCATCGGGCCGCGAGCCATCACGCCTTTGGTAGCCGCACCCGTGCCGCGAATCTTGATGCCAGAGGTTTTGGTCTCCGGAAACGGATTCGTGCGCTCAGTGGCGACAGACACGTTCTTGCTCAGCGCTTCTTTGACCGGCATGGTGCCCGCAGGCTCCAGCGGCTTGTACGTGGGGTTGCGATAGGTGGCCATGTCAGGCTCCTTTGCGACCGGGGCTGCGCTGGTTCATGACCTTGGCCATGTTGCGCCCGTACTTGAGCATGTCGCTGTTGGTCTTGCCACCAGCGCGCAGTTTGGTCGGGGCTTTGCCCGGGTGCATATTTTTCTCGTGCTTGCGCACTGCGGTTTTAGCGTCCATGTTCGACTCCTTATGTCGTGACTACCTCGACTGTACCAATTTGCACGGTGGAAACCAAGTCGTTTGGAGTAAGCGCCGCATCGAAAAACGACGCACCCCCCACCGGGTTCCACCCCCACTGAATCACGCGGCTACCACCGGTGGTGAAACCGTCCGGGCCCGTGCCCGCGATTCGATACGTGCTGTCCGGACGTGGATTGCGCAGCGCCTGCGGGTCGTCCACCGGATACATGCCCAACTGCAACTGCGGCTGGTCAGGGTCCCAACACGTGGGACAAACCAAAAGCTGGTACCTTTTAGTTTTAATTATCTCGGTCTTCAACTCCGTCAGCTTATAGCGCTGCCCGCACCGATCGCACATGGCGATGGCGTTTTTGCCGGAGGCGAACCGATTGGCCATTAGGTGCCGCTACCCAAGTACTGGCGGCGCGGCACAAAGCGCACGGCGGCCTTCTCCCGGTCTTCCGTGGCTGCAATCTCCCACGCCTCGTCGTACTGGGCCTTGAGGGACTGCATGCGGTCCATGGCTCCCGGCACCTTCATCGACAGGTAGTAGGCCAGCCCCGCCACCATGCAGGGAAGGAACCGGAACGGCATGTCCATCGTGTTGGTGCCGTTGCCCGCGTCCTGAATGCGGCGCAGCCGCCAGTAGACCAATTGGTAGGTCTGGCTATCGTCCGGCACCGGCCACACAGTAAAGCGCGGGGTGTTCAGGCGTTCGATCCAAATCTGGATGGGACGGCCTTGCTGGAGCTTGTTCGGGATCGTGGCGTATGTAGAAACACTGATCCGGGTGATGGTCAGATCAGCCTGCGTTGCCACGTTGCCCGCACCGGTGCGAATCACATGCTCCAGCAAGTCCACCGTGTCAGTAGGCAGGTTGTAGGTGGCGGTGCCCGGAGTCAGGGTCTGGGTGCCCTGCTCGAACGTCCACATGTTCACGCCCCGGTTGGCCCAGTCGGCGAACAGCAGGTTCAAAGACCGCCGAGCGGTCTTGAGGTCATAGCCCGTGCGAAGCTCCGAACCGCAGCGCTCGAACGCTTCCTCCACGATCTCCGCAAGATCGAGGTTAAATGTTGCGGTGCCAGAAGTGGCCATTATCGAAACCTCGCTGTCTTCTTGGCGACTGTCTTGGGCTGCGCTACGAACTGCTTGCCCGCTGCTTTGCCCGCCCGTTTGGCCCGGGTTGTGGCCGCGTACTCCGCCGGGCTGAGTGACTTGATGGCGTTCTCGGGCAGGTATCGCTCACCCGTCTTGGATGACGGCTTACCGGACTTAGTCCGCCATTTCTGGGCGGTCCAGTCTTTGAGCGACTGCTGCGGAGCCTTCACTTGTAGCCCCCACCCTTGGCCTTGTACTGCTTGGCCAGAAGCTGCGCCTTGCGCGCTGACCACTGCCCTGCGGCGGTGCCCTGCGTAGCGGACGCCTTGATCTTCTCGAACAGCGACTTGCGCATGCCCGGCTTGGTGTAGTTGCCAGCCGCGTTCACCTTGGACGTGCTACCGCCTTCGGCGTACTGCGTGAAGTCGGTGTCGTCGCGACGAGCTTTTTTCACACCCTTGGGCATCTTGCTCGGCGCGATCGCACCCATTCCTCGGCTGACCATCATGGTTACACCACCCTTCCGCGAGTCTTGCCGCGCTGCGCGCAACCATCCGCCGCCTTGACGTATCCACCCGCAGCCATCTTCTTAGGCTCAGCGCTGAACATCTTGGACGCCATGTCCATCGACTTGGTGGTGTGTCTAAGTGACGGCTTTGCAGGCTCCGTCAGCATGTCCTCATACATCTTCTTGGCGGACTTCATGGTGGCCATGGTTACACCATTCGGCCCTTGGTCTTACCGCGCTGTGCGCAACCATCGGCACGTTTAGAGGCCGTCATGCCGCCACTCTTAAAAGTCGGCGCGCGCTCATCTTCTGCCGATTCGGCCAGCAAATCCGTTGCGGACGGACCGCCTTGACCACCACGTCCAGCGCCACCACCGATACCACCGCGCCCAACATAACCACGAGACGTGGCACGAGGGCCGCGCATAGTGTCGCTGTCACGCGGAACGTAGTTCTCGGATTTGGCCCGCTCGCCCGCGCGCGAGGAAGAGTCGCGGGGGACATACACACCGGCTTTAGGCGAAGACGCGTCGCTGTCACTCGCCATCTTGGTGTTGTACTTTTTGCCGCCAAACTCGAATTCTTTAAGGCCGGACTTGCGGGCCTCGGCGAATGCTTTACCAAAAGCGGAAGTTGCCATGTTTTTACTCCTAGATCAGCAGGCTTTGCCGCCGCGCTTCATGACGACCATCTTGCCCTTGGTCTTACCCTTGGACGCGACGCCATCCTTGCTGGGGGCAGCGGTGCGCACAGCGCCCATCTTGGCCATACCACCGCCAGCCATCTTCTTCATGCCCTTCATCTCGCCCATCTCATGCTTGATCATGGATGCGGGAGCGCCCTTCTTTTTCATGAAGGACACTTCTTTTTTAACCATCGCCTTGGACTCTTTCATATCGCCACCTTCTTTAAACTTGCGGCCCTTGTCCGCGTTGAGGAAATCTTGTCCCACGCTCGACGGGACCCCTGCCTTCTTGGCAAACGCGGGGTTCTTGGCCACCGCAGCCATGAAGTTGTGCTGCTTCTTACTGACGCTCGGCATCGTCGGCTTTCTTGCGCCGAATAATTTCGGCAAACGGCTTGCCCGCAACCATCTCGGCGATCCGCATGCCTGTCCAAATAATTGTGAACAGCGCAGCGACAGAAGGCAGCAACTGCACGAGAGTGCCGATAGCGGTAACAACCGACAGGCCGTCGCCAACCTGTTTTGCAAGCTCAACGTTTTCCTGCTTCATGTCAGCAATTCCATGCCCG